ATTATTCCTCTACTCTAACAACACTAATAGAGGATTTGAAATGATTTTGCGACCCCTTAGAGATTTTTTTGAGCGCGACGTATAAAAAAATAAAATGTATAATATAGTTCTTAATTAAGTGAATTGTGTCCGAAATAAGGCAGACTATGACAAAGAAACGAAAAAAAACTAAGTATAAACATATCATCATAAACAAGAAGAGATATTATTTTTACAAAATTTCTTGGTTTGATATTGTTGGTGACACTGGTCATGCTACCCCTGAGGAGTTTGATAAGTTCGAGTGCTCGAAGATGGTTACTTTTGCTTATATCTACAAGAGGACCAAAAAATTCATCTGGACTTTTGCTAGTTTTGACCAGAAGGATGAGGCTTATTCTGATCGGAATGTCTTCCCTACAGGGTGCATAACTGGTATAAAGAAGATCAATGTCTAAACATTGGTTAAGTGAAGAGAAGTATAATATATGGGAGGAGGATTTAATGACTAAGAAAAAAGTTAAGAAGAAAATAGTTAAGAAAAAAAAGAAAAAAGTTAAGAAAAAAAAGAAAAGATAATGTGGAATCCGGATAAGGTAATAACTATATCTTTACTACTACTGACTGTAGTGGGGGTTTATTGCCTTGTCTTGAGTCTTTATTAGATGATAGCTTTTTGGATTTGTTTTGCTTTTTTCGCTTTGGCGGTGTGGGTAGTTTTTCATTGGGAGTGACATTTAAAATCGGTGCGTAATCGTCTAAAATTTGTTTCATTTTGTTTTCTAGTTCTAACTCTGACATATCTTCTAGTTTCCCATGTTTTATTATTTTCCGTTCTATGTATAATCCTGCTGCTTTGCCTCGATTCGTCTCAGCGTTTACAGCAGAAGAAAAGCTCCCCTTCTTCAAAGCCAAGTCCTTTATCCTAGCAAGTTCAGCGACGTGTCCTTCATAAGAGACCTCAAATTTTTTAAGTCTTTCTTCTTTAAGTTTTCCAATATAATGAGCCACCAATGGACTGAGTCTAGGGTTCATGAGTTCTGATCCTTCTTGTCTAGCTCTCTTGGGTGAGTACCCAGCAGCGGTCGCTGCTTCTGCTTGAGTCATAGGTCCATCAGCTCCTCCGAATACTACGAACTCAGAGAATCTCATCTGCATTTCTGTTAATCTTTTAGGAACACCCATATTGACAATTTAAGGTAACATTGATAAAAAGTCAATGATGAAAGAAGGGAAATGTATTATGGAAGAAATGAGAAAAGATAGACAAAATGAACTGAAAACTAAACTGAGTGAGACTGAAGTTATCTTAAATGGAACTAAGAAGATAGTAGAGGATGGTTTTAAAAAGATTCAAGAGATGCAAAAAGAACTCGCTCGAGTTAAGCAAGAAAATAATGATTCATTCAATAGGATTGCTGAGCTGTGTGAAGTGAACGAACGCCATCAAGAAATTAATGGAAAATTGCAAGTTCGCTTGACTGAGTTAGAACAAGAGAATATAGAACTACACGCGGACCTTTTAAAATTAAAAAAACAAATGGAAGCTAAGCTTTCTGATTTAAGAAAGTCGGGACTTTAATGAGACTAAGACATCTAATGGAATATTTAACTGAATTTATGGATAACAAAGGCAAAGGTCAAAAAGGATCTTTAGGGGATGCTTCTGTGTTCATGCATGTTAATGGACATTTAGAAGAAATTAAAAGAATTGAAGTTCAAGAGAGCACAATTATTGGTGCAAACTCAATGAGAATAGTTTTAAAACCAATGAAAGAGGAGAGACTTCTTGCTCCAACCAAGCTAGATTCGTAAGCGAAAGTTACTTTGAAAAATGCAGTTGCACCTGAACGAAAATTATACCAAGATCTTAAGAAAAATACATGTTCCATCTACTGGAATCGTATTGAAAACCTTAGCTTACTCGGCATGCCTGATCTATTGGGGTATAATAATTCTAGGCACTTTTTCACTGTTGAATTAAAAGTCGCCAAAGGTAATAAAGTTAGATTCTCACCACACCAAATTTCATTCCATAAGTCACATCCAGAGAAAACATTTATCCTTCTCAGGACCCTCGGTCCGAGGTCCCTGAAACTTGTTCCAGGATCCATGATCCAAGAACTATTGTCCATGGGCCATGGTCCTTGGGACTCAGTTGATTGGGTTTTTATTCAAAAAACTTTTGAGAGCGCTTGACGCTTGGAGCTTGAAGCTTGAAACTTCAGCTTGGGGCTTGGCGCTTGGCGCTTGGCGCCCGGACCTTCACGAAGGCTGAAGTAAGAGAAGGCCCAGACATTAGTGTTTCGGGTACGTGACATGTTTTACCTCCCTGGACCAGCAGCGTCTACAGCTGCCGCATTCATTGCCCTGCTTCGACGCCGGGCAGTCGCCGCCTTCATCAACGACCGTGGACCAATGGGACCAGGCCTGACCGGGCTGGGTGTTATTCTTTGCATTCGATAATCTTATAACCAGATTAGCCGGGTATGAGCCCAGCGGCAGGTATTGACGCTCCTGAGTCGGCAGCCAGTGTCTGGTGCCTGGCGTGTTGTTGCATACTTCGAATATCTTTTTGAGATGCGCGACGCCTTGCAGGTCCCCTGAGTCGTGCCAGCGGAAATGCTTTTTCTTTTTAATTAGTGTTGTCATAGCCTCCACCCATTGCGGATGGTCCAGGCTGGCCAGACGGCGTTGCAGCGCGTCCTTAACATTTGGAAAATTATATCGTCCTTTAAATGCATAACATTTATAGCATGGTGTATCAGGGACCAGCCGGAGCTTGGCGCCTGTCTGGCATGCTGTAGCCGGCAGGTTATACGAGCCCTCAGGCATCTTCCCTGGAGCTGACAGCCCGCCGGTTATTCTTTCTGCTTCTTTCTTTAACATAAAATTCTATATCATTTAATTGTGTCTAAAGCATGGCGCTTGGAGCTTGGCGCTTGATCCTTGGTTCGTGGAGGCTTGGCGCTTGCAGCTTCTGGCCATCGATCCTGATCCGCGGGCCATGCTTAGCCCATCCGTTGCTCATGATCTTCAGGTCCAGGGCAATCGTCGCCAGCTGCGCTGTCGACGCGTTGCTAATTTCTATTGTGAATTTTTTCATTCTTTTTTTTCAGACTCTTCCGCAATACTTTTTTGAACGTTTGCCATGTCCTTCTTAACCAGGCGCAGGATCTCCTCCATTGCATCGGCTATTCTTTTTAATTGTGCTATATCCATAATATATCCTTTCTATTTGTTATGTGTTGCAGGGCAAGTTCGGGTAGCGTGAGCATCCTCGTGTTATCCTGCTTTTGGTATATAATTTTTCAACCAACTTAAACACAAATTAATCCTATCATCTCTGGGACTGGCTGTCAAGCTTGCAGCTTGAAGCTTGTAGCTTTTGATCATAATCTTTTAACATGGCCCAAATTTTTTCAATCTGGTCCTGGGTATACCAGGCGCTGAGCGCCTGGGATAGTTTATCATAATTTGATTTAGTCAAGTAACACCATATATTCTTTAGCAAAATAGCGTCTGAAAAAATCTATTCCATTGCGTACTATTTGCCAATCATCCTGGTGCTCACTGAAGCCTGGCGTTTGCTTAGTCTCTTTGTCCTTCATCTCAGTCATTAGGCTCATGTACATTGTATGATCATATACAAGCGCCGCGAATTGAGGAAGTTCCGTAGACTCTCCACTCAAGCCGTTCGTTCTTTTTACCATTGTTGTTGAATGAGATTTAATCTCAAATGGTAGTTTATGTTTTTTATCTTTATATATTATGTTTGTCATAGTCTTAATCTTATCATTTAAAATCCTACAGGTCAAGCTTGGAGCTTGGAGCTTGTAACTTTTTTCTTTCATAATTTTTTTACTTTAGAATCATTCTAAAGTGGGCCAAGTTCTGGCTAATCATAGCCCAATCAATTATGGGCAAAATTAGTCGCATAAGCTTGACCCGGGATCCGCTGGCTAATATTCATCCCCAGGGCAGATCCCGGCTCAAGGGCGCCTCTACCGGGAATACAATAAATTGTTTCCTAATCAAGGCGCCAATTGGCTTAAGTGTAGAGATACAATATTATAACTCCACAAATTCCTAAAATTGGATATAACCACAAACTATCTATTATCATATTTGCCTACTAACATCGGGCATCATTAAACAAAATTTAATGATGAAAAATACAAACATTGAAATTCCTAGCCAAAAACTTAAATGTATTGCAATGACTAGTCCTAAAAATGCCCCTATAAAATGTAAGGCAAAATATAAAGCTATTAATATTTCTTTCATAATTATCCTTTATAATCCCTTGCTTTTTAAAAGTCAATGGTATAAAACTTTATTTTTAACAATTAAATAAAGGATAAATAAATGGCTAGAGTTAGAAACAATCAAGGGCATAGATCAAAGATACTTAATATATTTATGCGACCTTATCTTGAACAAGAACTCACGCAAGAAAAAGAGGCATTTGATCAAGCTAGGGAAACTGTAAAACCTTTGCAAGATAAGACGTGGGAACTTGCAAAACAAATAGTAAGTCGACATTATACACCCGAAGATATTAAGATGGCTTATCATCTTCAAAATAAATTTGATAATGTTAATACTATTGCAAAAGATAGTTGCTTTCATTTTGGCTACATGGCTAAAAAAGAGGGTGATGAAGAATATGTGCAAGAACGTTTTGGTGGAGAACATGACGAACAAGACGACAAGTACATTACAAAGCATTTTGATTTTCGCCTTGATGGAAATATTAATGGTCAAGAAAATGGTCGGCAAAATGATTTTGCCTATGCTTATTTTCGTGATGAGTTAAAAGGTAAAGTTAATAAAGGTGAGAAATGTAATCCAGATATTAACATTGAACAAAAATGGGGTGATGGTAGTGGTGAAAGTCATCAATCAAATCCTCATTGGACACAAGTTGATAGTGCCAATTCAAGAGAACTTGGTTTGAGTGGTGGTAAAGAAAATCAAACTTGTTATGCTCGAGAATGGAATAATGATTATCAACTTGATTTAATTGGTCGTGAATATTGTCGTGATAGACAACTTGGGTGTGATCAAAAAGAGTTTGCAATTTTGATGACATGGCAACAAGCAAAACAAAAACTTATCATGGCTCATACTAAATGGACTGAAACTATTTTAGAACAATGCAAAGTTTTAAAAGCGGGTTTAAGAGATCATGTTTATTTAGAACAATCAATCGACATGGCTAAGAAAATGGGTATCACAATAACTGAAACTGATATTCTTGCAACTACATCAAAAGGAATTGTAGTTTCAAATCAAGACATATTAAATCACTTGGCTAGTCTTAAAAACAAAACACAATCAAGAGAGGAGAAGATCTTAGCAAGGGTCAAATATAATAATGAACAAATAAAACAATAGTTGACATCTGTGGGATAATAGTCCATTATCCCACAATGGACACATCAATAAAAAACAATAAGAAGTTTAAAATCAAATACACAAAACAAGATGGCGAAGAGGTTAGACGTTTCGGCATTTTAACAGATGATTGTCGTGGATTTGGAAATAGACAAAAAGACAATCGCCCTTTTTTACATTACTATGATCTAGATAAAAAAGG